GCTCCGAAGACGAGTTGGTGAAGACGTTCGGTAAGCCCGACGATACAATCGCTTCCTACTGGTTCTGTGCGCAGAGCTTCCTCGCGTACTCTAACTTGCTGCACGTTGTCCGCGCAGTCGGGAACGCAGCACTCAACGCAACAACTACGGCTAAGGCGATCACCGGTAACGTTGTAGTAACGTCCGGAAACAGCACAGTTGTCAACGCATCAGCAAGCTTCTCAAACGCAGGGCTCAAGGTTGGGCAGCGAATCGTTCTCGCGAACAGCACGGCCAACGTTGTGTTTACGGTCGCATCGCTTCCTGCAAACACTTCAGAGCTTGTTGTTACCCCCACGCCATCTGCAACTATGGACGAGTGCAGCGTGACGGCGTACGGCGTATTGATTTCTAACGAGGAATCATACGAAAACAGCCTGTCCGGTCTCACAGGTCACGGTGCTTGGGCGGCCAAGTATCCGGGTGAACTTGGTAACTCCCTGCGCGTAAGTGTCTGCCCATCAGCAAACGCATTCGCTAAGGCTGCCACAGGCACTCAGATTGCACTAGAAGCCGGCAACACTAGCGTTGCGGGTATCGGCACGAAGTTTGACGAGGAACTGGGTGTTGGTGATTTCATCGTAGTCGGCGGAACGAAGCACAAGGTGGCGACCATTACGTCAAACACCGCGCTCGTTCTTGCAACAGCGCCAGCAGCCAACGCAACTCCGCAGAACGGGGCATTCAGCTACCGTTGGGAGTTTGCAGACCTGTTCGACCGTGCACCGGGGACCAGCCCATTCGCAACTGCACGCGAAGCATCAGGGGATGAGCTACACGTTGTCGTAGTTGACTCAGGTGGTAAGTTCACCGGCGTGGCCGGAACTGTCCTAGAGCGATTCCCGTTCCTGTCGAAAGCATCGGACGGCAAGAACTCAAACGGAGAAACGTCCTACTACAAGGATACCATCTCCAACCAGTCCAAGTACGTCTACTGGCTATCTCATCCCGGCACGGTTACCACGAATTGGGGGTCGGAGGCGCAGGGACTTGCGTTCGGCGGAGACATCATCGCAACCCGTTCAACGCTGTATGGCGGCGTGTCGGGGAACGCAGGAGTTTCTGATGGTGAGCTTCAGACCGCTTACGATGAGTTCAAGAACGGCAACCAGATTGACATCTCGCTTGTCATCTGCGGTCCGGTCAACGCAACTGTCGCAAGCTACATCATTCAGAACATCTGTGAGGCTCGGGCGGATTGCGTGGCGTTCGTATCACCGACCCGCACTTCCGTCGTGAACAACCCGGGCAGCGAAGTTTCATCACTGACCACGTTCCGGAACAGCCTACCGTCTTCTAGCTACGCACTGCTGGACAGCGGTTGGAAGTATCAGTACGACAAGTACAACGACAAGTTCCGTTGGGTTCCGCTTTGCGGCGACACGGCCGGACTTGCAGCCCGGACGGATACTGTGTCCGACCCGTGGTTCTCTCCCGCAGGTTTCTCTCGCGGCAACATCAAGAACGTTGTAAAGCTTGCTTGGAATCCGAAGCAGCTTGACCGCGACGAAATCTACAAGCTCGGCATCAACCCCGTGGTTAGCTTCCCGGGTCAAGGTGTTGTGCTTTACGGAGACAAGACGCTGTTGAATCGGCCAAGCGCATTTGACCGTATTAACGTACGGCGGTTGTTCATCATTCTTGAGAAGACCATCGCCCGCCTCTCTCGTTCACAGTTGTTTGAGTTCAACGACGAGTTCACTCGTTCAATGTTCCGTAACGCTGTGGAGCCGTTCCTGCGCGACGTACAGGCACGCCGAGGGCTCGTTGATTACCGCGTAATCTGCGACGATACGAACAACACAGCAGAGGTCATCGCACAGAACCGCTTCGTGGGTGACATCTTCGTGAAGCCTTCGCTGTCAATCAACTACATCCAGTTGAACTTCGTTGCTGTTCGCAGCGGCGTGAGCTTCCAAGAGGTGACCGGGGCGTAAGCCCCGGCTCCGTTTCATCTAGGGTAGAATAAGGAGTCACCCGACAATGCCATTCGACCTAAACAAATTCCGCGCAGCACTGGTCAATGGGGGCGCGCGCGCCAACCAGTTTGAGATGCGGATTACGTGGCCTCAGATTCTTGCCGGCCGGGTTGCGGACGTAACGCGAGACCTTAGCTTCCTATGCAGCGTGTCGGAAATTCCGGCATCGACACTAGGAACCGCGAAGGTGTATTACGGCGGACGTATTCTCAACTATGCCGGCGACCGTGAATTCGCAAACTTGACCGTGACTGTCATCAACGACGATGACTTCAAGGTTCGCAAGGCTATCGAGCTTTGGTCCGCAGCTATCGCAGGACACAGCAACACGCTCTCACAGTTCGACGGTGGGCTTGGTTCCGGCTCATACGCAACAGACGGTATTGTTCTCCAGTACACGCGCAACAACAAGGGGAACAACCGGAACGCGAACATCGGCTACAAGTTCATTGGAATGTTCCCCACCAGTATCGGGGCTATTCCGTTGGATTGGAAGACCACTAACGAAATCGAAACGTTCGACATCGAATTTGCGTATCAGTGGTGGGAGCCAATTGACGGCGCACCGCTCAACTGGAACTTCTAAGTATTACGTAAGGGAACGGGTCTGGCGCATAGAGCATCAGACCCCGTTTCTTTGAAAGTGAATCCCCACTAATGCTGCATAAGCACCGCATTCTGCCCGGGCATCTTGGCGGCACGTACGAATCCAACAATGTGGTGTTGCTAACAGTTTCCGAACACGCTGAAGCACACCGTATCCTTTGGCAAAAGTACGGTCATCAAGAAGATTTCATTGCTTGGCAAGGTCTTAGCGGAGCCATCAATAAAGAGACCATCATTTCAGAAGTTCTCAGTCTAGCTGGGCACAAAGGTGGGAGTGCAGGAAAAGGTATTTCACGCAACAAGGGAAACAAGCGCCCCGACCTATCTGCACGAAATGAACTACGAACAAATAAAGGTGTTCCCAAGTCAGCGGAACATCGTGAAAAGATCCGTCTGGCCGCCAAGCATAGATGGGCGAGTAAAAGTGAACGGCTAAAGCAAAGTGCCCGACTGAAGGAGTATTATGCCGCCTAAATTGTTTGGTTGGGAGTTCCCGTGGAATCGGAAGTCGAGCAGACCGGGCGCGGATAGCGTTCAGCCCACTGGAACTGCGCTCAGTCCCGTTCCTGCTGACGATAAAGACGGTGCGCTGAATGTTCAGTATGGTGCAGGTGGCGGGTACTACGGGTATTACTTGGATCTCGATGGAACCGTCGTAGATGACTTCCAGCTAATCAATCGCTATCGCGAGATGCAGGTAGTCGCGGAAGTAGACGAAGCCATTGACCAAATCATCAACGAAATGGTCATTCAAGACGACCAGCGTATGCCGGTGTCTTTGAATCTCGATTACGTCGATGACTCCGTTTTAGACGAAAAAATCAAGATCCGCGTACAGGCGGAATTTGATTCCCTTCTCAAGCAACTTCATTTCCACAAAGACGCCTATTCCGTAGTTCGTCAGTGGTACGTGGATGGCCGCATCTACTACTACATGATCGTTGACGAAGAAGCCCCAGAGGACGGCATCTTGGAGCTTCGTATTATCGACCCTCGTTGTATCCGCAAGATTCGCGAAGTCACCCGCAAGCGTCACGAAGAAACGGGGCTAGACATCGTAGAAGTCCAGCGGGAATACTACGCATACAATCCAATGGGCTTCATTGCTCCGTCCCTCGCAGGTGGCGCAGGACAGGGGCAGACAGCTTCGCAGATGCAGTACAACTCCATCAAGCTCACGATGGACTCTGTAGCGTACTGCACATCCGGACTCTACGACCACAATCGTCGCACCGTCCTATCGTGGCTCCACAAAGCTATCAAGCCGCTGAACCTGATGCGCATGATCGAAGATTCGTGCGTCATCTATCGCGTAGCTCGCGCACCGGAACGCCGAGTATTCTACATTGACGTAGGCAACCTGCCAAAAGGTAAAGCAGAGCAGTATCTTCAAGACATCATGAATCGATACCGCAACAAGCTCGTCTATGACGTAAGCAGCGGTGAAATTCGTGACGACCGCAAGTTCATGTCCATCATGGAAGACTTCTGGTTGCCCCGTAGAGAAGGCGGTAAAGGCACCGAAATCACCACGCTTCCCGCTGGCCAGAATTTGTCGGAGATGGAAGACGTTGACTACTTCCGCCGCAAGCTTTATCGGGCGCTGAACGTTCCGCCATCGCGCATCGACCAGGCCTCAGGCTTCAACCTTGGGAAGTCCAGTGAAATCTCTCGCGACGAACTGAAATTCTCCAAGTTCATTCATCGTCTCCAGACACAGTTCAACAGCTTGTTCGACCAGCTTCTTGAGAAGCAGCTACGCCTCAAACAAGTCCTCACCGAGCAGGAATGGTTCCGCGTGAAGGACAACCTGCGTTATGACTGGCAGACTGACAGCTTCTTTGAGGAACTGAAGAATCAGGAAATGTGGACCAATCGTCTGTTACTCCTGTCACAGATGGATGGCTTCACGAACAAGTACTTCTCAAGCAAGTGGATTCAGCGTGAAATCCTCAAGTTCACTGACGATGAGATGGCGTCGATTCGTGAAGAGTTTGATGACGCACAGAACAACGGCTTCGGTGAAGAGGGTGA